GAAAACTTTGGTAACGTTAATGTCCCAGGCGGCAACGCAGGCAAGACAGCGTTTAAAAAGAAAGAACCTGGACACGGCGCTGAGAAAAAAGCAACTGGCGACAATGGCGACAGAGGTGCTGATAGCCCGTTAAATGGCGCTCCTAAAAGAGCAAAGTAAGTAGAAGACGATGAACTATCTTCGAGAAAACCTGAGTTTCGACCAAGCAAGAGTGGTCGTTGAATCCGATGGCGAGAATGGAAAGAACCTTTACATGAAGGGAATTTTCATTCAAGGCGACAAGAGGAATCAGAATCAGCGTGTTTATCCTGGAAGAGAGATTGCCAGGGCTGTCAAAACCCTGAACGATCAAATTGCAGGTGGGTACTCAGTACTTGGCGAAGTAGATCATCCAGATGACTTAAGAATCAACCTTGACCGTGTGAGCCATATGATTACAGAAATGTGGATGGATGGCGCAGACGGTTATGGAAAATTAAAAATCTTAGCAACACCCATGGGACAACTAGTGAAAACTATGTTAGAAAGTGGAGTGAAGTTAGGAGTATCAAGCCGCGGATCCGGGAATGTCAGTGATGGCAGTTCCGGTGAAGTATCAGATTTTGAGATTATCACAGTTGATGTGGTAGCTCAACCTAGTGCCCCTGGCGCATACCCTACACCAATTTATGAACACCTGATGAATAGTCGCGGTGGTTATAACAGCTTACGCATAGCGCAAGAGGTTAAAGGTGACCCTAAAGCACAAAAATATCTCAAAGAGAGCTTATTAGGTATAATAAGCAAACTCCAATAAAGAGGAGAATCACATGTTGGACGCACTAAAGAATTTGTTTGAAAACAACGTGGTTTCAGAAGAGATCAAAGAGTCTATTGAGGCTGCTTGGGAAGCTCGCATCGTCGAGAACCGTACACAAGTAACTCAACAGCTACGTGAAGAATTTGCTCAACGCTACGAACATGACCGTCAGGTTATGGTTGAAGCAATTGATCGCATGTTAGGCGATCAATTAAAAGAGGAAATTCAACAGTTTGTAGAAGATCGTAATCAATTAGCAGAAGCTAAGGCACGTTATGCAGTAAAAATGCAACACGATGCACAGGTAATGAAAGAGTTTGTAACTCGTCAATTAGCTAGCGAAGTTAAAGAATTACATGAAGATCAAGTACAAATGGCTTCTAAGTTTCATACACTTGAGAAGTTTGTAGTTGAAGCTCTTGCTCAGGAAATCGCAGAGTTCCATACAGACAAGCAAGACATTGCAGAAATGAAAGTACGTTTGGTACGCGAAGGCCGTCAGGCTTTGGCAGCCATGAAGGAACAATTCATTAAACGTGCAGCTACGTTGGTCGAGAATACAGTTGAAAAGACTCTGTCAAAAGAGATTGGTCAATTGAAAGAAGACATCGAAGCAGCTCGTCGTAACGATTTTGGTCGTAAATTATTCGAAGCTTATGCTAGCGAATATCAAAATAGTTACCTAAACGAAAAATCAGAAACAGCTAAATTGCTCAAAGTCATAGACAAAAAAGATTTAGAAGTTGTAGAGGCTCATCACGCTGTAGCACAAGCAACCCAGATCTTAGAAAGCAAAGAAGCAGAAGTTAAAGCTCTAATGGAGAGCAAACAACGTCAAGAAATAATGGCAGAACTAGTAGGACCTTTGGCTTCACAGCAAAAGGCTATTATGAGCGAATTACTTGAGAGTGTACAAACTGGCAAACTACGCAGTAGTTTTGACAAGTACCTACCGGCAGTTATTGCTGGCGAAGCTCCACAAAAGAAGAAGGCACTAGTAGAGGCAAAAGAAGTAACAGGCAACAAAGAAACCCACAGCGTCAGTAGCAGCGAACACGATCACAATATTTTTAATATGCGTCGTCTAGCTGGAATTAAACATTAATTAGGAGAAAATAAATGTCAGAACTACTAACAGGCCGTTGGGCAGAAACAAAAGAAGCACTTCTTGAAGGCCTTCAAGGCACTAAGAGATCTGTAATGGCATCTACACTAGAGAACACACGTAAGTATCTAGCTGAGAGTGCTAGCACAGGTGCTACTTCTGCCGGCAACGTCGCAACATTAAACCGCGTGATCCTTCCAGTGATTCGTCGCGTAATGCCAACAGTTATCGCTAACGAGTTGGTAGGTGTACAACCAATGACTGGTCCAGTTGGTCAAATCCATACTCTAAGAGTTCGTTATTCAGATAGCGTTTCTGGAACATATGGTGCTACTGCTGGTGAAGAGGCACTAAGCCCATTCAAGATTGCTGAAGGCTATTCATCTAATGATGGCTCTAAAGTAACTGCTGCTTCTACTGCATCCTTAGAAGGTGCTGCTGGTAAGCGTTTAAGCATTCAAATCTTGAAGCAAACAGTTGAAGCTAAGACACGTAAGTTGTCAGCTCGCTGGACATTCGAAGCTGCTCAAGATGCACAAGCCCAACAAGGCATTGACATCGAAGCAGAAATCATGGCTGCTCTTGCACAAGAGATCACAGCTGAGATTGATCAAGAGATCATTGCATCTCTAACAACACTAGCCGGTTCACAGAACACAGAAGCTTATAACCAAGCTGCTGTATCTGGTACTGCTACATTCGTTGGTGATGAGCATGCTGCTTTAGCTGTTCAAATCAACCGTGTTGCTAACCGTATCGCCCAGCGCACACGTCGTGGTGCTGGTAACTGGGCAGTTGTTGGTCCAACAGCATTGACAATCCTACAATCTGCTACTACAAGCGCATTTGCTCGTACAACAGAAGGTACATTCGAAGCACCTACAAACACTAAGTTTGTTGGTACATTGAACAATGCAATGAAGATTTATGTTAACACATACAATGCATCTGATACAGCACCAGTGCTTATCGGTTACAAAGGTGCTAACGAGTCTGATGCAGCAGCATTCTATTGCCCATACATTCCATTGATGAGCAGTGGTGTTGTTCTAGACCCAACAACATTCGAACCAGTCGTATCATTCATGACACGTTATGGTTATGTTGAGTTGTCAAACACAGCGTCTTCTTTAGGTAACGCTGCTGACTACCTAGGTACAGTTACTATTGCTAACGCAGTATTCAGCTAATCAACTTACCGCAAGGTACGTTAATTATAAGGGGCTCTTCGGAGCCCTTTCTGTTGATCAGATAAATACTTTGTATGATTCACGCAGGGTGAATTTTATGCGGAAATCCAACCGCGTATGGCCTAGAACGCCATGTTTCTTAAGGAGAAAATAAAATGGGACGTCCTTTACATAAAAAATATTTTGGTAATAGAATTACACCATTCCAGGGTGGCAACACTGGTGTAGGTGGAGAAGGTGTAGCTAGCGTAACAATCGCAGCACCAATTGCAGCAGATTTAACAGGAACAATTACTGTTACGTTTTCAGCTCCTCAAATCTCAGGTGGTATTACTGCAACAGGTACTGCACAAGTTGATGGCAGCAATGACCTAACAGGTATTTTAATTACTAACGCAGGTTCTGGTTACACATCAGTTCCAACATTTACAGTTGCTGACGGCAACGAAACTGCAACTTATACTAGCGGCTCAGGCGGCGTTACAGTTGCACTAACTAGCGGTGCAAGTGCTAGAGAAAATGCTATTAGATTTGAAGCACAAATTACTGGTGGTACAGAAGTATTCACTGGCGACATTTTAAAACAAGTTGGCAATCACAGATTTAAAGTACGCACAGCTGACGGTACAGAAGTATGTAAGTTAGTTGCTACTGCAAGTATTGGTGATGGAGAAATGACCATCGGTGCTACTGACAGCGCAGGAGAAACATACTTTGTTACTAAAATTACTGGTCGTCGTGTACGCCTAACACAAAATTCAGCAGGCGTAGGTTCAGTATATGCCACAGGTGCCACAGCTCCTTGGAAATTTGCTCCAGCCGCAGGTATCTACGTTCAGATTGATAATCAATAATAGGATCAATTAGATGACATCTAAAGTCGTTAACGTTGCTAATGGTGACTACAAAGTAATTGTTCGAGATAGTGGAAGCATCACGCTTGACACAGGTGAGCAAGGTACAACTATAATTACTGGCAATCTTGAAGTTCGAGGTGATACTACTTATGTATATGTTAGTGATATGCAAGTTGAAGATAACACTATTATACTCAACGTTAACGGCGGTAGTGCTTCAGGCATTCCCACAGGTGGCATTAAAAATGGTCGTTCAGGTTTAGAAATTACTCGTGGTGGCGCAGGAGAATTTGCTGATGCTTGGTTTATGTTTGATGAAACAGTAAAACACATTTATCTAGCTGCTGAAAAGAATGGTACATTTGTTTTTAAACGTAACACAGGCGGTGATGGTGAATTAGCAGGTATCCAAACTTGTCACATTAACAGTAAAGGTCAAGATCTTTTCTTATTAGTAGATCCTGATAACCCT